ACCTTTTTTGGCTTCTTCTACCATACCATCTGTTGGTGTTGTATTTATGTCACTAATTGCTTTTATAATCTCATCAGTATCATCTGTGTTTTCAACTTCCTCTGGCTCATCTTGTAATTCTTCTGGTATATTTTCCTGTGGTACGTCTTCAGTTCTATCATCAGGTGAAGTTTCGTTTGCTATGTTAAGTGGCATTAATGTAGCTGGTACTAATAAACTATCAGCACCCTCCAAAGTTTCATAACCTAATTGTTCTCTTGCTTCGTTACGAGTTAAGATTCCATTTTGTACACCTGTTGTTACAGATTCAAACACTCTACGTCTTTGTTCTGCCATAGCTGGTATAGAATCAATGTCATATCTTAATTCTAAAGCCTCATCATTAAATTTAGGTATTAACCATTCATTTAAGTCTGCTTGTATTCTATCTAGTAAAGGAATAATTGTTTCGTTGTATAATGCCAATTTAGCTTCTGCAAAATTAGAATAAGTTTGTGAATCTGGAATACCAATTAGCTGACTAGGTACACCATAAACTAAAGCTATGTCTTTTGCAGACATATTTTTTAGAGATATAAAATCCATATCCTTTGGACTTAAACCCATTTCTTTCCAATCAAAATCTCCCTCCAATAACATTGGCTTACCAGCATTACCTGCACCACTAAATCTTTGATTGATATCATTTATTAATTGACTTCTTTGAGCATCTTCTAATCTTATATTGCCACCAGTTTCATCTTTTGGTTTAAAGATTACTGCACCACTTGGTCTTGCACCATTCTGTAATAAATTTACATTATGTTTATTTGCAAGATTGTGTTGATCTATATCTACTGAACTTGCTTGTATAGGAGACATTCCATAATAATCATCTAAAGGATTGAAAAGTTTGACGTGTTTAACTTGTCCATCTCCAGTTTTTTGATTAATTGGATAACTCTCTTGTACTTGTCCACTAATGATATAATCATAAGCAAGTGGCATAGATCTGTTACCTTGTTTTATTTTTATACGATCTGGTCGTAATGTATAAAGTTCGATAGGTGCAGTATTGTCTGGACCAACAGATAACATATAACTGTTACCTGAAATTAATAGGTAAGAATAAACAGCTTGAAAAAATTCAACTTGCGATTGGGTTGGACTCGGACTCGCTATTAAATCTAATAGTGGGTGTGAATCGACCTCTGCATCGCCTCTAAATAAGTTTATTTTTACTCTACTTGCATTTGTTGCAATTTCATTAACACATCTATTTACAATAGCATTTTCTGAATAGCCCTCTTTGGCTAAATCTTGATAAGAAATTTTACTTGATGTGTCATAACCAACATTGTTGTAATAAACAACTGGTGCTTCTTTTCTATTTATTTTCTTATCTGTCTTTGTAAATATGTTTTTAAAATTTTCTAATAATGTTGCCATTAACTAACTCTCCAATAAATTTTACCACTTCTTGTGGATAATTCTGTTAAACCCCAAACCAAAGCATCTAATCTATCAGGCGAACCGTGAAAAGTTGCTGGATTATAGTTTGCCATTTGATCTTCCAAAAATGGAAAAGGTTTTAAATGTTTTACTCGTTCTTGTTCATATAGAGCTGAAATAGGCTCTGCTCTAATATATTTTCCTTTAGTTGCTCTCACACTTCCATAACTAATATTCTTATCATTAGTCCTTATCACTCTTTCAACTAAATCTCCACCATTATTTACTTCGGCTATAATTTTATCTGCATCATACTTATAATATGTTTGTATTGCTACTTTAGACCAACCATCAGGTGTATATCTACCTGATACATCATCAATAACATAAAACTTGTCATCTGTACCTATTGCACAAACAACTATTCCAGTTTCATTTGATTCTGCTTTAGATGTTACAGCTGGGTCAATAGCTACAATTATTCTTCTGTAATTAGGTATCGGTTCAGTAGATTTATGTAATGCCTTTTGTAGTTGTGTTCTATTCCATAAAGCACCCTCTACATCTTCCAATACTTCTGCATATAATTCTTGACGACCTAATCTTGTACCCTCATATTTTTCTTTTAACTTTGCTACTGCTGATTTTGCAAGATTTTCTTTATTTTCAAATGTATCGCCTTTTGTAACGTGTGTATCATTATCTTTTAAAAGACCTTTAATTAAATCTGTTGGCTTTGGTGTAGTTGTAACAACTATTTGTGGTTTCTCTCCTAATCTTAATCCAAATAATAATTGATCCCAAGTATCTCCTGATTTCCAAGCACCTACTTCATCACACCAAGCCCTGTGAAATTGTGGTCCTCTTAATCTATCGGGTTGTTCAGCAGAGAATGTTCTGTATATAGTTCCATTTTTTAAAATTAATTCTCCAATAGACCTATTCCAATTCTCGACTAAATCAGTATCAATACAACTTAACAAACCTGAAACTCCCTCTACACAGGTATCTCGACCATCTCTATGAGTCGGAGCTACAATAGCAATTCTTGAATTAGGTTTAGTTAATCCATAAAATGCAATATCTTCTGCACCTGTTCTTGTCTTACCCCAACCTCTACCAGCAAGTATTAACCAAACATTCCAATTACCCTTTGGGGTTATTTGTTTCGGTCTTGCTTTCTTGAACCATTGTAGGCTCTGGAGTAATATTTTTTGGTTTAATGAGCTTAAATTCGTCAAATATTTTTCTGATTTCAATAAGCTGTTTTTCTTCTCCGAAAAAATCGTTTCCATCTTTACCTGTTATTTCAAGGTGGTTCTTCTCTCTCCACCCTGCTTGTGTTTTAAGCCAGAATATCTGTGCCAGAACATTACCATCTTTTGCTCTTTTAAACAATGCTTGTGATATAATTGCATTTGCTCTTGCTTTAGATGTATCTAATTGTTCTCTGTAATGTTTTCTTAAAGTAGGTTCACTAATTTTTAAAATATTTGCTATAAGTTGTTGTGTAACTCCAGCTATTGTCAATGCCTCTACTAACTTTGTATGATCCTTTGTTTTCTCATACTCTGGTCTGCCAACATTGTTATTTTCTGTAACCATATCCATCTTGTCTGTTTTTCCATAGTTTTCGCCAACTCCATACTTGTAGCTTTGATGATATATGATTTATAAGTAATAAAATTTTTCTAACCATTCCTTTTTTTATAACCGAAAAAAATTAATTAGCCAATGTTTATAATGGTTTTTATTAAAAAATAGTACAATTTATGAGTAATTATAGAGAAAATAATTATGTTCTATCAATGTTCTCATATTTCTTTAAAAAACCCTTATTTTATAAGCATTTTAGACTAATAATAATTAATATTTTCTAATAATAACTATTTACATATACCTATTTTTGTATATAATTTAACCATGAACAAGCAAATAAATAACAAAAAAAAAGGAGATAAGATGATAAAAAACCTAAAAGAAAAAAAACTTCGTATTAAGTTACTAAATAATATGAAGACATCAACAGTATTAGTACCTAACAGTGCTAGTAAATTCACTGTATATACAGTTGTTTGGAAAAACAATACTTATACAGGTTTAAGTCCTAACCATACAATAGCCAAAGTGAAAGGAGTTAAATAATGTTTAAACTTAATTTTTGGAATAATATTCCTAAAGAATTTAGATTTGAATACTATAATAAACCTTGTCCTTGTGGTTGTGATCAAAGACAATATCCAAATTTAGAGAAATATTTAATTGTTTCTCTTTACTTTTTTGGTTTCACAATCTTTAAAATGAAAGGAGCTAAATAATGAATAAGCAAATCATTATGAAAAAAATAGCTGATCAAGTAATTAAAGCTATGGATAGTCACGGTAAAAATTGGTTATGTCCTTGGTCTAAACAAGGTATGCCAAAAAATATTCGTGGCTCTTACTATACTGGGATCAATACTTTTATTCTGTGGTGTATTCAATCAGAAAATAAGTATAAATCACAAACTTATGCTACATTTAACCAAATAAAACAAAAAGGTGGCAAAGTTAATAAAGGTGAAAAAGCACATCAAGTTGTTTTTTGGACACCTTTAACTATCAAAGTAGAAAATAAACAAGGTGAAGAACGAGATAAAACATTTCCTTATATGAAGTTTTATAATGTTTTTAATCTTGATCAAACTACTTTGCAAGATAAAGATATTATTGTTTCAGATGGTGCTGATACTTTACCAAATGTGGAACAATACATCAAAAATACTAAAGCCGACATAAGATATAATAACCAACTTTATACTGGTAAATGTTATTATGTTCCGTCTTTAGATTATATTGGTATGGTTACCAAAGATAAGTTTAATAATTTAGATGGCAGTAATGCTACCGAAAATTATTATGCTACTATCTTACACGAACTGACTCATTGGACTGGTCATTCTGATAGATGTAATCGTAACGAAAAATATAAAAGCAAATATTTTGATGAAATGGACAAGTATGCTTTTGAAGAATTAGTTGCAGAATTAGGTGCAGTAATTCAAAGCACAATGTTAGGTGTTTCTATGAAACCCACTAAACACGCTTGTCAGTATCTTAATACTTGGAAGTCAAGAATAAAAGATGATCCATCTGTTATGTTTAAAGCAAGTGCTTATGCACAAGCAGGTGTTAATTATATTTTAAATTTACAACCAAAAAGACTTCAAAAAGCAAGTTAAATATTAAACCCCATTATTATTAATTTAATGGTGGGGTTTTTTAATGCCACTTTTCACATTATAAGTTTTTCTTTATCATACACGTACAGATAAATCAATAAAATTTTTCTTTAAAATAACCAAAATGTATTGAAAGATCATCTAAAACTTCTCGTAACCTACTACCCATATACCTTTCAGCAATATTTAATAATAACCTACATTGTTTTAATGTATAATTTTCTCCACAAATATAACAAGCAATAGAAAAACCCTTATTACCTAGTACAGTATGTATATCTCGTAGCTGTGAAATATTACCTAATGCTGTATATGAAACCTTATCTTTAGCTTGTGAATCTATAAATCTTGAATAATCTCTACCTTTCATACCTCCAATAGCACTACCCTCAAAAATTTGTCTAAATCTTATTCCTGCTTTATGTTGATAAGAATTTATTAAATTTCTATGAAACATATAGTCTAAACCGCACTCTCGTACATTTACCATAACAACACTTGTGTATTTCTTACCTTGTGGTGTTAATTCGTGTCTTTTTTGAGGTACTATAAGTTGTTTTTTTTGTTGATTATCTTTCATTTTTTTATTATTAAATGACTATGGAAAGCAAAGCAATAGAAAATCCAATTCATTCTGATGACAAATATCAAAAAATAGATATAGATACCTTAATACCTCACCCAAGAAATTATAAAAAACACCCTGAAGACCAAATAAAACATCTTTGTACGTCTATAACTGAAAATGGTATTTTTAGACCAATAGTTATAGCAGAAGACAATACAATACTTGCTGGTCATGGAGTAGTGTTAGCTTGTAAAAAATTAGATATTAAACAAGTTCCAACTATAAAATTAAATTTAAAATCAGATTCAAAACAAGCATTAAAAGTATTAACTGCTGACAATGAGGTAAGTCATTTAGCCATTGGAGATGATAGGGCATTATCAGAAATACTTAAAGAATTATTAAATGATGAAGTTGGTTTATTAGGTACAGGTTATGATGAAATGATGTTGTCTAATCTTTTATATGTAACAAGACCAGCTAGTGAAATTAAATCAATGGACGAAGCGAATGAGTGGGCAGGGTTACCTGAATATGAAAAATCTACAACACCTTTAAAAATAACAGTAAGTTTCGAAAATGAAAAAGACAGAAGAGAATTTGCTACAAAATTATCTATACCTCTAACGGATAAAACAAAATCAACTTGGTATCCTTATAAAGAACAAGATGATATGAAGTCAGTTGAATTTGCTTCAGATGATTCCTAAAAGATTTATTCGTATTTGGTTAGGACCAAAAAAAATTCCAGAATTATTTGAAAATTGGTGGTTAGAATTTAAAAACATACACCCTGATTATGAATTTATTACTGTTAAAGATAATCATAATTTTAAAATACCAGATTATCTTTTAAAAATTTATAATGAAGTTGGCAGTTATGCTGGTCGTTCTGATGTTTTAAGATATATTGTATTACATGAGTTAGGTGGAATTTATATAGATACTGATGTTATGCCAATAAAAAGATTTGATCATTTACTAAATTCAGACAAACCTTTTATTGCACAACGATCAAGTAAATCTTTTGAAATAGCAGTTATTGGATCTCCAGCTAAACATAAAGCACTTGAAGATTTATTTATTTCTTTACCAGCTTGGTATCAAAATCATTTAGAAAATTCAGCATCAGTACAAACTGGTCCAGCTTTTGTTAGTTCTGTTTGGTTTGGTAGAAATGATATAACACATTTACCTAATACAACATTCTATCCTTACAATGGTTTTATGGCACCAAAAAGAAATGAGAAATTAGAAATATTTAGAAATAAAAATAATTTTCCAGAGAATATGGTTGCCGCACATTTTTCAAATCATAGGTGGGGTGGAAAACCTAAATGAATAAATATCCAATATATGTAATTTCTAAAGACAGACACGATTGTTGTTATACTGCTGATTTTTTAATTAAAGATAGAGTGCCTTTTAAATTAGTTATTGAGCCACAACAATTTGATTTATATGCAAAAAGATATGATAAAAAATATATTCTTTGTTTACCTTTTAAAAATTTAGGTCTTGGTTCAATACCAGCTAGAAATTTTGTTTGGGATCACGCAATAGAAAGTGGATCAGAAAGACATTGGATTTTAGATGATAACATTAGATATATTATGAGAACTTGGAAAGGTAAAAGAATTAGATGTAGTTCAATACCAGCTTTTAAAGCAACTGAAGATTTTATTGATAGATATGAAAATATTGCTATTGGTGGATTAAATTATTCTATGTTTGTTGTTGGTAAAAATAAACCCTTTTATCATAACTGTCATGTGTATTCTTTTATGTGTATCAAAAATGATATTAAATTTAGATGGAGAGGTCGTTATAATGAAGATACAGATTTATGTTTACAAGTTTTATCAGGTGGTCTTTGTACTGTTTTGATAAATGTTTTTTGTTGTTATAAAATTACAACTGGTGTTATGAAAGGTGGTAATGCTACAAGTTTATATAAAGGAGATGGAAGATTAACTATGGCAAACTCACTTAAACGAATGTGGCCAGGTGTCGTTTCTGTTAATCGCAGATTTCAAAGACCTCAACATATTATAGCAAAAACTTGGGCAGGTTTTGACACTCCATTAATTAAAAAGAAAAATTTAAAAATACCTAATAAAAATGAATATGGTTTAAAATTAGTTGCTAAAAATCCTATAAAATCAAAACGATTACAAAAAATTGTTGATGATTATAAATCTAATTCGTAGGCATTATTTCTTCTTTTTTAAATTTATGCTTTTGGTATCTATTACCTTTATCATCTTCATATTCTTCATAATGTCCAAACTCACCTCTTTTTTTAAGTTTAATACCATTGTAAAAAACATCTGGTATTTTTATTTCTTTAGGTCGGCTAGTTTCTTCATCAAGCCACCTCTCTTGATTTAACCAAGTACAAACGTGTGGAACAAATGTTTTATCTTTTGTTTTTTCTACAAGTCTATTAAAAGCATTTGCAATATCTTCTGGTTTTAAATCTTTACAATGTGTTTGATATTTCTGTTGTGCTATCTTTTTACTACCATTTTTAACTCTTAACAGACCCCAAAATACGTTAAATTTCTCTAGTATTATATTATTAGGTATAGGTTTAGGTATAGGGTTAGGGGTTAAGGTTTTGTTAGTAACAGAACGATAACGTATTTCCATACCCTTTTTACCAGCATCTGACTTTTTCTGATAGTATCTAGTTAAATAATCGTGTTCTGAAATAAGTCTTTTATGAGTGTAAACGTCTTCTTTTCTATTATGTGTAAAAAACTCTTTAAGAACTAAATCAACTATTTGTTTACATTCTTCTGATCTACATTGACCAACTCTGTAAGCATTTTCTCGTGTAAAGGGTACTGATCCTTTAGTCCAATTAAAACAAAGTAATCTAATGTAAATACCAACAGCTTCGTTAGTTAGATGTACTGTATCTGCTGTAAATGTATCTGTAAATAATGGTAATGATGGTAACTTTGAACTCATACTCTCCTCCTTTAGTTATTGTTTTGTTATATTTTGTAATGTTTAGTTATTATAGTGTCCAATTCGTTTTGTACATCAGAAAAAACCCCTCCTTTCAGTATATAATATGGTGTTTTCATAATTTTACTTACTTTTTGCCAAAGTTTTTGTGATATAGATAAAACACCTTTTTTAGACTTTAATTCAATATAAACTATATTCCCTCCTTTAAACTCTAATATTAAGTCAGGACACCCTGCTTTCATACCCATACGACTTAATAATGTATTATATTTAACAGATCTCATACCTTGATTTGGAACGTGAAAATATCTTAACTTTGAAAGTTTTTTATTTTTTAAATAATCTATTATTTTAATCTGTAATTGATATTCTTTCATCATTTCTTAAAGATTGTATTTTTCTTGTAAGTAGTTTTACATAGTCAGGATTTGACGCATATCTGTCTAA